CACATCAAGAGTTATAGCAGACAATGCAGTAACCAGTTCAGCGATTGCTGATGGTGCTATTACTGCGTCTAAAATTGCAAGTGATGCTATTGATATTGTTGCAGATACAACCCCACAACTAGGTGGAGACTTAGATGTCAATGGTAATGCTATAGCAGGTAGCACAGTACAAATAAATGGTGCAGGTGGCGAACTGATGATTTCTGCTACTGAAAATGGTCCAGTGGCTTTACGATATGATAACAACCTTAAGTTAACCACTAAATCTGATGGTGTAGATATTACTGGAGAACTACAGTCTGATAGTTTAGATGTTGATGGTGATGCAGATATATCGGGCACAATAGCATTAGGCAACCTAACCATCGCAGGTGCTCAAGGCACAGACGGACAAGTCTTAACATCTACAGGCAGTGGAATTGCTTGGGAAGATGCAGCCGGTGGTGGTGTAGATGGAATAGTATCAAATGCTGATGCTACTGCTATAACCATAGATAGTGATGAAAATATTTTAATTGGTACAGATACTCTTGACGCTTGGTACACATCAACAAACGCTGGTGTAAATATAACAAACGCATCAAATTTCATTGCAGTAGCTCGTTCTGGTGGAGTTCCATTTATTGCAAACCGTCTTAGTAGTGATGGCGATATTATGGAGTTTAAAAAAGATGGGGCAGCAATTGGAACTATTGGGAATATCTCCACAAGAATGTATATTGGTTCAGGAGACACTGGTATTTACTTTGATAGCATCCGTAATCAAGTACAACCAAATAATCCTTCAACTGGCAGCAATATTGATGCAACTATAGATTTAGGAAGAGATATATTTAGATTCAAAGACCTCTACCTTTCAAGCAAAGTTAATCTTGGTGATACAAACAGAAACTTAATGTATAGGTCAGCTGATAATGATATGTTATTAGAAGCTGCTAGTGGTTTATTTTATAGACAGGATATAGGCAATACCAATCATTCTTGGTTTACTGGAAATTCAGAACGCATGAAGATTGATAGTTCAGGTCGTGTCATAGTGGCAAGTGGTGGATCAATACATTTTAGTGGCAATAGTTCAACTGGTTTTATTACAGAAGATGGCGTAAATCTACAATTAAGGTCTGATGGTGCTATGACTTTCTATACCTATTCAGGTGGTTGGCAAGTAAGAATGACAATTGCTGATGGTGGTCTTATATCAGGTGATTTTAATGATACTTCTGATGTTGCTTTAAAAGAAAATATTGTTGCTATTGATGATGGTATGAGTGTTATATCTCAAATGCGACCTGTTTCCTTTGATTGGAGAGATGTAGTAGCAGAAGATAAAGAAGGTAATGAAGTAATTGTACCTTCAGGCAAAGGCTCAACTAAAGGTTTGATCGCACAAGAAGTTGAAGCAATAGATGCGGAATTAGTAGTTGGCGAAGAAGGAGAAAAAGCAATAAATACTTCGGGTGTACTAGCTTATGCAATTAAGGCTATCCAAGAACAACAAACAATGATTGAAGATTTACAAGCAAGAATAGAAACACTGGAGAACAGCTAATGCCAAATACAAAGATACATGGAGAACAGTTAAAGAACTCAGTTGTACGCTTCACCGCTAAGGCGGGGGAAAGTATAACGAAGGGTCAAGCTGTTTATATATCCGGTATCTCTGGTGAAGTTCCTGTTGTATCTTTAGCAGACGCAGATGACTCTGCAAAAATTCCAGCTTTTGGTTTAGCAGAAGCAACCGTTAGCACCAACGCAGAAGTAGATGTTATTAGTTTTGGAACCCTCGAAGGTTTAGATACCTCCGGTTATTCGTTAGGAGATATATTATTTGTAGACACCACAGCTGGTGCCTTAACGAATGATCCGGCTGGCGGGGAAACAGTAAAACTGCAGAACATAGGTAAGGTTCAAAGGGTCCATGCAAGTAACGGGTCTATTAAGGTAGGCGGATCGGGGAGAACAGCCGCAACCCCAAACCTTAACCAAGGTAAGATATTTATTGGGGATGCTAATAACAAGAGCTCAACTTCGGTGTATACTTTACCTATTGCTGACGGAACCAGCGGACAGGCTTTGGTTACAGACGGATCCGGGGCTGTGAGCTTTGGTGACGTTGCTGTCTCTCAAACATTAACCGTGCTGGGCAGAAGTGGCAACACAGACATAACAATAACAAGTGGAACGCTGGTCGTTGAGGGACGAGCAGGCAACGTAAACGTAGGAGTATAAAATGGCAGTTAGATTCCCATTAATAGTAGATGGCAGCGGAACACCAGCCATCGAGGAAATTGCAAGTGGTGATGTTCTGGACCTTACAGGATGTCAAGTTAAATTAGGTAGTGAGGCTACCCTAACCGATGGTGCAACGATTGCATGGGATGTATCAACCTCCCCTATAGCAAAAGTAACTTTGGGTGGTAACAGAACATTAGCAGCCCCAAGTAACGCAGTAGGCTCTGGACAATACATATCCTTGCTAGTAATACAAGATGGTACAGGCTCAAGAACGCTAACATGGAACGCTGTGTACGAATTTACGGCAGACACAGCCCCAACTCTCACAACAACAGCAAACTACGGAGACCTTTTTACCTTTAGATATAATGGGACTAAGTGGCTTGAAGTAGGCAGAAATCTTAACTTAGTACTAAGCTAATGTCCTTACTTGCTTTATCAGGAACTAACTCCGTATCAGGTGGGTATGATATTGATAACTCTTTGAAGTTTGAGCCTGATAACACTGAATCACTTACTAAATCAGCTGCGACAGGTGGAGATAGAAAAAAAGCAACTCTTTCTTTTTGGTGCAAAAGAACTGAACTAACAAATAGTCAACAAGTAATACTTTTTTTAACAGGAGTTAATGGTAATAAGTACACATCTTTAGGGTGGGGTACAGGCGATGAGATAAATTTTCATTATTATAATGCTGGAACTTACCCCTATAATTTTTTAACAGACAGAGTATTTAGAGATACTTCTGCTTGGTATCATATCGTTGTTGCAGTAGACACAACACAAAGCACAGCATCAGATAGAGTCAAATTTTATGTAAATGGTGTGCAAGAAACATCATTTTCTACTGAAGTTTATCCAACCCAAAATATAGATACTCCATTTAATAATGATTCAGCAACCTACCCAATGGAAATTGGTAATGATTCTGTTTTTAGTATGGGTGGTGAGGCTTTAGCAGGATATCTTGCTGACTATTATTTAATAGATGGACAACAACTAGCACCCACAGAGTTTGGTGAAGTTGATGAAGATAGTGGTATTTGGAAACCTAAAGCTTACGAAGGTACTTATGGTACTAACGGATTTTATTTAGACTTTGAAAGCTCTGGAAGTTTAGGAGCAGACTCAAGTGGTAATAGTAATAACTTCACCCCAATCAACATCACATCCGCAGACCAAGCAACTGACACACCTACTAATAATTTTGCAACAGGCAATCCATTAGGTCCGTTCAGAGTTGGAGCTTGGAATTTTACAGAGGGAGCAACCTACGCTCAATATGCAGGTGGTAATGATTGGGGTAGTTTTACAAACACCATAGCAGTAGGTAGTGGCAAATGGTATGTTGAAATACAAGCTGGTGGCTCAGATTTGTTTATTGGTGCAGGTTCAGAAGATTTTAATTTTGTAGGTGCTGGAAGTGGAACTGGATTTCCTGAAATTTACTATGGATATACAGGCACAAATTCAGTTGGTTATCATGCAAATAATGGAGATGTTTACAATAATGGAACCCAAGTAGTCATAGGAACTACTTACACCACTAACGACATTATTAGTGTTGCTTTAGACATGGATAATGGAAAAATTTATTTTGCAAAAAATGGCACATATATAAACTCACAAAATCCAGCGACAGGTGCAAATTCCATAGCATTACCTGATACTTCTGCTCGTTACTTTATTGGTGGTTCTTCATATGGTACAGGTAAAAATCATAGGTGTAATTATGGTGGCTATACATCTTTTACAATTTCAAGTAGTGCATCTGATGCCAATGGCTACGGAACTTTTGAATACGCACCCCCATCAGGCTACTATGCCTTATGCACTAAAAACTTAGCGGAGTACGGATAATGGCTTATACAAATATAGACGACCCATCTGCACATTTTCAGGCTTTTACTTATACTGGAACTGGCACTAATAATTCCATTACATTAAACGGAAATAGTGATTTGCAGCCTGACCTTTATTGGTATAAAACTAGGTCAAATTCAAATTATCATTACTTAGCTGATTCAAGTAGAGGAACTACCAATTATATATATCCTAATGACTCTTTGGCAGAAGGAACTGGTTACACTGGATATGTTCAATCCTTTGATACAAATGGAGTTACTGTAGGGGCTGGTGATTCAGGAACAAATACAAATGGAACTACTTTTGCAAACTGGGTTTGGAAAGCCAATGGTGGTACGACCTCAAGCAATACGGATGGAACGATTACTTCTACAGTTCAAGCCAATCAAGATGCAGGGTTTAGCATTGTTACTTATACAGGTACAGGAGTTTATAATAAAACTGTTGGGCATGGGTTAGGTATAGCACCTGCTGTAGTACTATTGAAAAATAGAACAACTGGTGAAGCCAGTTATGATGATTGGTGGGTGTATCATAAAGATACATCAGTCCCTGTAAATAGAGGTTTAAGACTTAATGAAAATGTAGCAGAAGTATCCACTACAGTTCTTTGGTCTGTTGTGCCTAGCTCCACTATTTTTGGGGTTGGGGGAAGTGTTGATGCTCCAAGGTACACTAATGGAGCTAGTCAAAATTATTTAGCCTACTGCTTCGCAGAAAAACAAGGCTACAGCAAGTTTGGCAAGTATATCGGCAATGGAAATGCAAATGGTACTTTTGTGTATACAGGTTTTAAACCTGCTTTTCTAATAATGAAAAGAATAGATAGTACGGGTGCTTGGCATATATTTGATAATAAAAGACTTGGGTATAATATTAATAATAATGTGCTACAAGCAGATTCAACCGCTGCTGAATTAGCAGGTGCAGATTATCCGTTTGTAGATATACTCTCTAATGGATTTAAAACACGCAGACCAACATATGGTCCTAATGTTAGTGGTGCAACATACATCTACATGGCATTTGCAGAAAATCCATTCGTAACATCAACAGGTATACCAACAACAGCAAGATAATATATAATAGGAATTAATATGTGGGCATTAGTAGAAAACAATCAAGTAAGTAAGGTTTATACCAGACCTAAAGCAATAACCATTGGGGACAACCAATACCCAAGTAACATTATGTCTGTATGGTCTGCCGAAGAGTTAGAAGCCATTGGCATCTATGAAGTTGTTATTGATAACACAAACTTTAAAAATCCTTCTTATTACATCAACACCAACCAATCTTTTGATTTCGCTAACGATGTAGTAACTGCATCTTATGGTACAGCTACACCTAAAGCACTGGATGATGTTACCGATGACGATGGTAATGTTACAAGAGGTCTTAAATACGATCACAAACAGGTCATTAACCAACAAGCAGGAGGCATGCTTAGTAACACCGACTGGTATGTAATTAGAGAAGCCGACGGTGGCACAGCTTGTCCAGAGGATATTAGCACCCATAGAGCTGCAATTAGAACAAAAGCTAATGATATGTGTACACTGATTGATGGTGCGGCAGATGTGGATGCACTTGCAGCATTGTATGAGTACAACGATGCTGAACCACCTGTTAGACCTTTAGGTGAGTTTCCAACTGTAGAATAGCTATAACACGGAGGTAGCATGAAGTTTAATTTAATTAAGAACTGGACACATGAAAAAATTAACATATTTAATACCACTTCTTTTTATTAACTTCTCCCAAGCGGATCCGGTGGGTGACTGTACTGCAGGAACACAATATTGTGAGGACAATGGGTTAACAACAATTAACACTACGGTGACGACAAACACTAATACCAACACCAATAACAACACCAATACAAATAATAACACTAACGTCAATACAAATAATAACACCAATGTATCGACGAACACTAACAACAACACCAACGTATCGACGAATACAAACAACAACAATAATGTTAGTAACTCGACGTCGAACAATACTAATACGAACAATAATATCAATACTTCAACTTCTAATTCAACGGTTAATTCTACGGTAAATCAAAATGTCAATAATACGAGCACTTCTAACAACACTAACGTCAACACTTCGACTAACACGAATATCAATTCATCTACGTCAGACTCAAATGTTACTACTAATAACAAAAATATTAACGAAAATAACACAAAAACTGACAACACGAATAGAAACATCAACGAATCGAATAGCACGCAAACTATCAACCAAAATGTAAAAAGCAAAGCACCCCCTGCTTCTGCTATAGCACCTAGTATTATGTCTTACTCACAAGACCTCTGTACTGTAGGTCGTTCTGGTGCATTTCAAGGGCAAGTATTTGGGTTCTCTACAGGAGCAACTGTAACTGACGAGAACTGTGAACGCTTAAAACTTTCCAAGTATCTATATGATACCGGCATGAAAGTGGCTTCCGTATCTATACTTTGTCAAGACCCGAGAGTATTTAAGGCTATGGAAATGGCTGGTACTCCTTGCCCTTACCAAGGTCAGATAGGTAAGGAAGCGACAAAAGCTTGGGCAGAAAACAAATCTAAAAGGCCTGATGCTAAAGAACAAGAAAAGTTATTTATACAAAAATGCACGCATGAATTTAATCCTAGTAGAAACAAAATAAATAAAGACGTTGTGGGGCTAGTCAAAAAAACTTACACAAGAAAAACTAAAACCAACAGACAATGCAAAAAAGAATTCTATGCTACGCAGTAGCGTGTCTGTTTAGTGTTACAGCTTTAAGCCAAACAACAGTCACTCTCATTCAAGATAAACCCATTTGGGATTTACGCTTAGAAAATGCTACCAACATGTCAGCAAGTGATGACGACACATCTCAAGTTTTTGACTTTGGCTTTGACTTTAATTTTTTTGGCGAAACTTTTAACCAAGGTTATATGGCTAGCAATGGTTGTTTAATCTTAGGCTCATTATCAACAGCTAACACATGGGAAAAGAACTGTACGCAATACAATCCTAGCCCATCCCCTAACACCAACTATACAATGTATCCTTTTTGGACTGACCTTATTATGGGTGAGAACTCTTCGATGTTAGCCAAAAGTTTTGATGATAAAGTTATTTTTGGTTGGTATGAAATGTGGGAATACTACAGAGATTCAAAAAATACTTTTGAGCTTTGGCTATACCCTAACGATACCTACGAGGCTCGTTATGGCGAGCTAGACATTCAAGACCATGATGTATTTATAGGTATACAAGGTAAAGAAGATGAGTTTGAAACTTATTATTTTCATGATGAGTGCAATACAGGAGAATACAATTCCAAAGAATGTTACAACTATGACTGGAACAATTCAGACAAAAATCAAAATTTAGAAAATGGTGGCTCTTTATTTGTTGGCGAGGTTATTGATTGTAGCAACCCACTAAATGATGTTAGTTGTGCAGGATATTGGCAAGCTTATGATGATGAACAGTGTGACATTGACCCTCAATACTCTCCATCATGCAAAGGCTACAAGCAAGAAGAATCCGTTGCATACTTTGAAGAAGATACAATGGATTATGGCTATCAAGAAGAACAATTTGATTATGGTTACGAAGAAGAGTATGGCATGTATGACACTTATGAAGAGCCAGAAATATTTGAAGAGTATATCTTTGAACCTGAGTATGATACTTTTGAAGAACCTGAATTTGTTTTTGACGAACCAGAATCTTTTGAACCTGTACAACAATATGAAGAAGTTGTAGAACCTTTTGAAGTTCTGCCTGAAGAAGAAGTTTTTCTACCGGTTGAAAATTTAATGGTTGAAGAGTTTGTATTTCAAGAAACATTTATTGCAGAAAGGGAGGAGTGGTTTGAGGAAGAGACAACTGTGGAAGAAGAACTTGCGTATGCAGAAGAGCCGGAAGAAGAACTTATTGAAGAACTCATTGAAGAAGAAGAAGTTATAGAAGAAATAATAGAAGAAGAAGTTGTTGTTGGTGCTGTACTACCAGAGGAAAAGAGTTCAATAAGTAGAGAAATGGCACTGAATGTTGTCTCCTCTACTCTAAGCACAGCTAAGTCTAGTGTTAGTGGGACTACATCAGGAAACTCTATACACGCTACAGGTGGAACGACAGGAGCTTCTAGCGTATCATCGTCTAGTTCTGGTGGTGGTGTAAGCACTAGTAATTCACCTAGTATATCAGAACAATTTGCATCTTCTACTGCACAAAACAACCAGGTATTAAACATGAGCGCAACTGTTTCGTCTTCAACAGGAACGCAGACAGATACTGTAGAGACAACCAGTGTCGCAGTTGATACCACTAGTACACAAACCATACAAAGTCAGATAGATATATCTATGCCTACAAATTCTACAGACACCGAAACAGAACAGTTAGTGGAGGATGTTATTGCACAAAACATGCAGGCTGCACAAGAAGATGTAATAGCTAAACAAGAAGAAACTGGGGAGTATGGGTCTGAAGACCTTGTAATTTCTTATATAGGTTTTGTACCTGGATTTAACACCTATAGAGCAGTATCAATACCAGAAAAAGAATTTTGGTATGAGCCAAAAAACATTTATACTAATAACAGACTATTAGATAACACTGCAGCTTTTTATGAGCTTGCAGGTCAAAGCATTACAACTTTGACTAATTTAAAAGAAATGCAACCAAATTTATAGGAGGTTTTATGGATTGGTTTCAAAATAAAACAACACAGGTAATTGCCTTAGTAGGAATTGTTTCTACTCTTGCCGGATTTGGTTATACAGGAGCTACTTATGTAAACCGTATAGCAAATTTAGAAGCTAAAATTGGTGGCATAGGTGATACCAAAGTGGCACAAAAAGCTATTGAAGAAAGGTTTAGTGGCATAGAAAAATCTGTTCAGTATTTAGAAAAACAAATAGATGGTATAGCGGTTCCAGATGTTACTGAAATAAAAACAGATATAGCTACAATTAAAGCTGACATACAATCTCTTAATAAAGAAGTAGATAAGTTAGAAAGTAAATTAGAAAATAAAAATCCATTAGCGGGGTAATTATGAAATTTGGTGCAATAAAAAATTTAGTTGGGGCCTTGGCTCCTACATTAGGGTCTGCTTTAGGTGGTCCTTTGGGTGGTCAAGCAGCTTCTATTGTTGCTGATGTTTTGGGGTGTGCTCCAGAACCAAAAGCAATTAACCAAGCTATACAACAAGCAACCCCGGAGCAAATGCTTCAACTTAAAAAAGCAGAACAAAACTTTGAAGTTCAAATGAAAGAACTTGAGGTAGATATCTTTGCCCTCGAAGTACAGGATAAACAACAAGCAAGAAGTAGTTTTTCAAGAGATTGGACAGCGAGAATTATGGGAACTGCTGTAGTTGGTGGTTTTCTTGGGTATATTTTCTTAGTTACCTTACAACCACCAGAACAAAACTCTGAAGCTTTAATTAACTTAGTTCTTGGATACCTTGGCGGACTAGCTAGTGCTGTGATATCATTTTATTTTGGGGCATCAAACACGCCTGACAAAAAAGAAGATTAAATTAAGGAGTAATTTATGACAGATAATAATGAAATAAAAACCGTTACGTTTGATGGTTTTGAATATAAAATTGAAGACCTAACCCCAAATGCAATAGAGGGGTTTAACATGCTTGTTAAGTTACAACAAGAAATTGCTAACATTTCTTATGACTTACGGGTTAATCAAGCAGCACAAAAATTAATATCCGAGGAACTTAAAACAACCCTTAAGGAAGAAAACATTCAGTATGTGGAGAAAAAAGAAAAATAACTGGAAATACTTTACCCATGATGAATTAAAGTGTAAACATACAGGTTTATGCGAAATGGATGATGACTTCATGCGTAAACTTGATACAATAAGAGAAGAGGTAGGGGTACCTTTTATTATCAGTAGTGGATATAGAGATAAGACCCATCCTATAGAAGCTAAAAAATCTAAGCCAGGAGCTCATTCATCGGGCAAGGCAGTAGACATACTTATACGAGGAAAGGACGCCTTAAAACTTATTCAGGTAGCCCTTAAACACGGTATAACGGGTCTAGGTGTAAAACAACATGGTGATAGCAGATTTATTCATCTCGACACGCTCGAAGCAGAACCCATGCGTCCGCGCCCACATATATGGAGTTACAAGTGAATGACGACGTATCAAATAGGTTAGATAAACTAGATGGTAAAATAGATAAACTTTCTGAAGCAATAGTAGCTATTGCTCGAATAGAGGAACGAGTAACTACGGTGTTAAAACAAAACGACAGATTTATTTTAAGAATGGACCGTTTAGAAGACAGGGTAGAAATTGTTGAACAAAAAGCCATAGTAAATACAAAGGGGGTTAGCATGTTTGAAAGAGCGTTTTGGATTATCTTCGCAGGAATCGTTAGCATAATCGTGTATACTTTCAAATGATATGGCGTATTTTAAACTCATCACGTTTGGCGGACTTGCTCCTCAAGTCTCACCTAGATTATTAAAAGATAACTTAGCTCAAACAGCCATTGATGTAAACTTAGACAGCGGCAGGCTTGTCCCTATTACTCAAGACTCACAAACACTTGTATTAAGTAATTCAAGTAGAACCAGTATATTTAAATACACAGACTCACCCGAAAGGTGGTTACAGTTTGACGAGGACGTGGATGTAGTTCCAGGTCCCATAGCTGGTGATACAAACGATACAGTCTATTGGACAGGACAGTCTTACCCACGTATGGGTAGAAGTGATGTTATTGTTGGGTCTGAACCTTTCCCTAGTAATTTTTACAGATTGGGTATACCCGCACCTACAGCAGCACCGACCGTCGCCCTTGAAGCGCCGACCCAGATTGAAGCTACGATAACCACGATCAACGGTTCATCTGTTTTAACTGTGACCACTGTTAGTGTACATGGGGCTTCAGTAGGAGACTATGTAAAGCTCGCTAATTTCAGTGCGGTAAACGGTATACCTGCTACAGATATTAATATTGATCATAAAATTGTAAGTGTACCAAGTACAACAACTTTTACAGTCGAAGTAAATAGCGCAGCTACATCATCAGGTACCTCTAGCTCTATTGCAAATGGCGCTTCGTTTAATGATGAATCAAGTGCATTAACTGATTTTAGTACTTCTTACATATATACATTTGTAAGCGCCTACGGAGAAGAGGGACCCCCTTCTGCTGCATCAACTGTTATAACCACGGATGATAATAGGACTGTAACAATATCGGGCCTTGAAACAAGTACCTCGGGCACCGGTCGAACAAACACTAATCTTTTTAAAAAACGTATATACAGATCTAATACTGGCTCTAATACAACCGCTTTTCAGTTTGTTGGCGAAGTTACTTTAGCCACCACAACCTTTACCGATACATCTAAAAACTCGGCTTTACAAGAAATTATTCCTTCTACTTATTGGATTGGCCCACCAAACGAAGATACTAGTTTATACCCTGATGGCCCTATGAAAGGTTTAACTGCTTTACCCAATGGAGTATTTGCTGGTTTTACTGGAAAACGCATTTGTTTTTCAGAACCTTTTTTACCGCATGCTTGGCCTGTTATATATAGAATTACTTTAGAAGACAATATTGTTGCTATCGGTGCTGCAGGTAATGGTTTGATTGTAACCACCGAAGGTAGACCTTATTTAATTTCTGGTACAGACCCACAATCTATGAGTGCTTATCGTATGGAAGCAGCACAGTCTTGTTCAAGTAAAAAATCCCTAGTAGATATGGGTGCATATGTTTTATATGCTGGTCCAGAAGGATTAATTGCTGCAGCGGGTACGGAGGTTAGAGTTGTTACCGAAGGTATTATTAGTCCAGACCAATGGCAATCAAACTATTACCCAACAACTATAAAAGGTTTTTTATGGAAGGGTAGGTATGTTGGTTTCTATTATACCGGTTCTGCTTATGGTGGATTTATATTTGATACTAGGGGTGGAGAACCTATCTTTACGGAGTTAAATGAAACTAGTGAAGTACCTGGAGGTTTTACTGATCCGAGTGATAATGAACTTTATATTATTATTGATGATGACATTAAGAAATTCCAAGGCAGCACAACCAACGATACTTTTACTTGGAAATCAAAAGAGTTTGTAACCCCTAAACCCACTAGCATGGGTTTTGCTAAGGTAGATGCAGAAGCATTTCCTGTAACACTTAAAGTTTATGGAGATGGCTCTGTAATATACGACGCTACCATCAGCACATCTGGTAGTGTTTATTCAGTTACGGGTACAACACCTAGCTTTAGTGCTACTACTATATATGAACCAATAGTTAGACTCCCAGCAAGTGTGCATCGTACTTTTGCTATAGAAGTATCCTCAGCACAAACAGTTAATGAGATTTGTATAGGTGAGTCTATAGATGAACTAAGGGCTATTTAATGGCTACCACTGGTACTAAACTGCCGGGGCTAAAACCAATCCCCGCTAAAGTAGACAAAGAACTTGCGGGTTCTTTAAAAGCTATGCAAGAAGCTCTTGCTATAAGGTTAGGACAACTTGGCGACCCAATAGACAGAGCAGTAACTTTACGAGAACTAATTGATAGTGGTCTTGCTATAAAACTAAAAGATAATCCTTTTGATCCAAACGCAGGCTTAGGACCAACCGATTTTGGTCCCCCTGATGCTGGACCGGGAGATTTATCTATACCCCCCGCTCCGGTATCTTTAACAGCAGAAGGGATTTTTACTCAAGTTATATTAGATTGGAATGGTACAAGTGCCAGTGCTCCTTATGGTAATCATGCTTATACAGAGATATGGCGCTCAAGAGATAATAATTTAGCTGGCGCTACACTAAGAGCTACAACAACCGCTTTTATTTATACCGATGAAGTGGGTTATGGAGAAACATATTATTATTGGGTGCGCTATGTAAGCACATCTGATGTACAGGGACCTTTTAACAACACCAACGGGGCAGAAGCTACAACGCTGCAAGATATAGCAGCGGTTATGACCGAGTTAAGTGAAACCTTAGCAGATTTACCTGGGTATAATTTATTAGCTACAAGTACAACAGCAGCGACTGTTATTAAGAGTTCTAGTCAACCTAGCACTAGAACTAATGGTGATCCTTTACAACCAAACGATATTTGGTTTGATACAGATGATGGTCAAATTTATACAAGAAATGTAGCAAACAATGCTTGGGTAGCAGGACGCGATGCAACCTTAGTTAATTTATTTGGCACCACAAGTTTCACTGGGAGCACTTTGACTTCCGCTATGGCTACAGCTCAGTCCGATATTGTTACCGTTACAAACGCCCAAAGTGCTACAGCTACTAGTGTTACTAATTTAACTAGTACAGTTAATGGCAATACTAGTTCTATAAGTACTTTAAACACTACAACAGCTAACATAAATGGTGATCTTAATGCCATGTACGTATTACAAGTTGCTACCGAAACTAACGGAAGTGTTTCTTCTGCTGGTATGGTTATTGGTTCAAATGCAAGTAGTGGTTCGGGGGCTCAATCGTATGTGCAGTTTAGAGCAGATAAGTTTGCTATTTGGAATGGATCCTCTGGTACAGCACCTTTTATTGTAAGTGGAGGCACTGTTTTTATTGATAGTGCACGTATTCAAGACGGTGCTATAACAAATGCAAGAATTGCTAACCTAGCTGTAGAAGAAGGTAAAATAGCAAACCTTGCTGTAACAAACGGAAAGATTGGTAATTTAGCTGTCACAGAGGGAAAAATTCAAGATTTAGCCGTAACTAATGCAAAGATATTAAGTTTAAACGCTACAAAAATTACTGCAGGTCAAATAGATTCTGCAAGAATTAATGTTGATACATTAAATGTAAAACATTTTGCTGATGTAAGTGCTGACATTTTTAATCAAACAGGAGGCACAGTACCTTTAGCCGTTTATAATAGTGCTAGTCAGTATAATGGAAGCTATCCAGGCGATGTAATAAATAGTGTTGAAGCCGTTTACCTACCTATTACAGTAAACAATGTAAGAAATGGTGCAACGTATCAGGTTTTATATAGTGCTGTTTTAGGAGACGTAAGAAATGGCACCCTTCAATATAGTTTTAATGGGTCTACTTGGGTGTCTTTATCACCAGTAGTAGAGGCAGATGCGGGAGTATTTAGAACATACGCATTTATGTGGCAAGGCACACTTACAGGTATGTCTAGCTCACAAGAAACAGTTTATTGGCGAATGAATTTTAATGTATCGGGGTCCGTACATAACAGTACATATCAAAGTATGTATGTATACATAGATAATACAACTTAATTATGAAAAACTATTCAATCTATAATACCGCTACAGGGATTATTCATACACAAGGACAAACTTCTGTTAATAGTGTAGATGATATATTATTAAACGAAGGCGACAGTATTATTGAGGGAGACTTTGACAGGGCAACACAGAAGATTGTTGCTGGGGTTGCAGTAAGTTATACGCCAGACTTTTGGCCTAAAGTTAGAAGGACTAGAGACTTTTTATTAGCAGAATGTGATTGGACACAAAGCCCTGATAGCCCTTTGACAACAGAAAAGAAAGCAGAGTGGACTACATACAGACAAGCTTTACGAGACGTGCCGGCTACTAACTCATCAGTAACAGATATTGATAGTGTAGTATGGCCAACTAAACCACAATAAGGTAAGATAAAACCATGAAGAATACAGGCATAAACAAACCTCTTGACCACCAAGAGCCCCACACATATAAAGATCTTTGCAGTTGTTCTTACTCAACAGTAAAGGATCATGATGGGACTATTCCTGGTGTAAAAGAATCTGAAAAACCATTTTTTGATCTTTGGAGAAAAGATAAGGAGTAATTATGTATAACTATGGCAAAAAGAAACCTAGTAAAAAGAAATCTATGACTAAAAAACCTAAGTCAATGAAAATGTCTTACGGCAAAAAGAAAAAGAAGTAGGTAAGTATGGATAAGCTAGGAGTGCTTTGCACACAAAAGGAAGTGCTGCACGGTCAACGTGCACAAATAACTTTAGATTTAGAGGTTTTATTAAATAACCCAACTAGTATTCCTGAGCATACAGCTTTTAGTATTGAACTAGATAAGCTCATAGGACAACTAGCAGAGGTTAATGATAAGATAAAGATTATTGATTTTTTAATATCAACATCGGAGAAATCAAATGGCTAATGAAAAATATATGCAAGCAGCAAAAGCTCGCAAAAAGAAAAGAAAAAAAGGTACGCTTGCTTCTTTATATGGAGACCCAAATAAAGTAACTCGCGGTGATATTATTACTGCAGCCATACAAAATAAAAAATGAGACAGCCAAAAGAAGGTAAAGTAGAGTCTAACGAAAGTTTAGGTAAAATAAAAAATATTAAGATTGAGCATAAACCACCCCAATATGCATCTTCAACTGATGAATATACTCTTATGAGTCCAGAAGAAGTTTCAGAGTATTTTGACAATATACCCATGGATAAAAAGAAAAATGGCAAGAACTAGAAAAAAACCTTCTCAAAAAGTTGTAAAGAAAAATATTACTAAACGACAAGAAGCTGCTTTAAAAAGACACAGCAAACACCACAGTGCAAAACATATGGCTTTTATGAAAAGACGTATGCTCATGGGAGACACCATGCGCCAAGCACACAAAAAGGCCATGAATAAAACTGGTAAATAGTGGCTGCTAAAAGAAACTATCGTAAAGAGTACGATAACTACCATTCAAAAGAAACACAAAAAAAACGCAGAGCTGGACGCAACAAGTCTAGGCGTATTATGGTGCGCTTAGG